ACTGGCCTTCCACTTTAGATAACATCTGTTTCGATGTCAACATACTTTTCAATTGCCAAGAGCTTCATTGGTGGCAGGTCAGCTTCAGCAATAGCCAGATTTACATTCTGGACAATTAGAGCTATTTCATTGGTATTAGTCTGGGTCAGGTCATAGCGAATGTTCATACCGTAAAACTCGACTTGTATGCCATTGCTCAAAAGAACGTCCTTCACTGCCGCATGCTTGTTAGCCGCACACAATGATAAGTCGTGAACTACACATACGTTTTCAGCTCTCTAGCACTGCACAGCAACCTAGAGTGGTTGACGCAGAATGAAATCAGATTTACCTTCTTCGATCTCATCGCTGGTGTACAGTTCGCCCTTAGCACGGACATTTTTCAAGTCAGCTTTCTGCTTGATCACAAGTGTGCCGTCCTCAAGCTTGTGAGGCCGTAGCACAAAATCCCACTGACATTTCTTAATCATTTAAATTACGTCAACACGCAATTGCTGTGGTATGTCCATCATGAGCATCCAAACTAATGGGAAGGCTGTTTGTCGCTATGTTACCTCTGTTCTATATAGGAGCTACTCTATTGCCAAGAGCTAATTCAGGCTGTTTGTCTCAAAGGCACAGTGTATCAATGACCAAATCACCTTCTTTTCACTCGGGTTCATTGTTAACAACATTACATTGCTTTGTTCATAACCCAGCGCCTCGAGCACTTCACCCATGAATATCTCCTGGTTGGTTGACTCATCTTTGCCCGCTTTCTGGTTCTCAAGGAACTTGTCAGCCGCAACTCTGTACTTGGTCACCAGATTCTTGATCATTTGAGCAGTTTTGACGTGCTCTTCAGGCATGTCCTGAGGTATTTCCTGGTTTGGCAGTGGTGATAGGATACAATATTTTCCACTGCAGTGTTGGAAAATCTTGTGATGGCCACCGGAACATCTGTCGGCAGTGCCAGTGATCGGCATGGCAACGGCATGTTTCTACAGTAATAGGTTGCCAAATTGTTGCACACACTTGCAACTCCTCATTTTCAGTTCAACCTCCTTGACCTGCTCATTCTCAAACAGAGCTTGAATCTTCTCCTGGAATTTCATGATTAGTTCGTGAGCCGCAGGAACTTTGGCAGCTTATCCCAGGAATTTGGTAGCAAGAATTAGGTCGCCGTCATCGATTGCCAATTCAAACTGTTGAATTGGTCTCTAGAGAGGATCAACACGCTGCTCTGGGTCTCGCATCACATCAAGTATTTTCCAGATTTGCTCGTTGGCACGTATCATCCTAAAAACTTTGGGCTTCAATTGCTTGTAAACTGCCTCACTGCGCTTTTACAAGTCATGCTTGCAAAGCTGCTCAAGTAGAGACATTCTAACTGCCTCATATGGATGCATAAGACTTCTTGAAGCTGCGGTTTGCAGGTCAATCTTTGCAGATTTGAAGTCAGCAACTATGGTCTTCATTTCTGGATTCGCCTCATAATGTAGAGTGTCGGGATTGGTCACCTGCTCTGGCCTTGTGTGCACGTGATCAGGCTGTCTGACGTTCTTCACAGCTTGATACACCATCTTAACTTCGCTGCTCTTATTGTCTTTCGGTCTGTTTCTGGCTCCACTGTTACCGCTTGAACCTGAACTCTTGCGCTCCTCTCGTCTGGTACTCTTGCTTTCCTCAGGAACGCGCTACTTGCGCCCTGCACTGCCACGACCGCTGTTTTGTGAGCCGTTGCTCCCAGCACGCCCCTGACCATTGACGGGTATAAATCTAGACACATCATCACCCTAACTGTTTGAGCTGTGTCTCTTTGACTTGCAGTGCTGTGCATCATGTCCTACTCTTGCACAATTGTAGCATTTCATGCCGTAAACACGGCAATACTTGGTGTCATGACCTTTCACCTTGCACCCATTGCAGTAGCGTTTGTCAAATGTTGCCTTGTCGCTCTCAGCAAGTTTGCGATCCTCTGCGTGTTATTTGCTGGCCGCATTCTTCTGATTGAGATCAAACATCAACTGACGAGTGACCTCTTTGCATTAAGGGCATTTACATCCACATTCTTCTTTGGGATTGAGTTTCTGTTTAGCCACAATACATGTGCCACAGTGGGGTCCTGGGTTCTTTTCAATCAAGTATTGCTTGGGGCTATTTGTTAATTTAAAGCCACTTTCCTAGTTAAGATAAAGTTTGGCCTCCTTGTTGTTTTAGAGTGCCGAGGGTCGGGCACTGTGTTTCGATGGACATGTCACACACGTCACATCTGCCACAGCAGCAGGTCTGGTGCTGTTGTGGGTTGACTGGCTTTGACTCCCAGTCGCGTCCCCGGGCCAGGGATAACTTGCCCGTTGTGGTTGCCCAACCATTCCATCGTCCGGTTGGGTGAAAAAGTTTACGAAAAATTTCATAAGCG